TCGGTATAGCCGCGCGTGCCGAGTTTGTGCTGCGGATTCGCTGAGGAGACAAACATCTCCTGCGCCAGCTGCACTTCCTGATTCGAGAGACGTGAGGATGCCATGTGTGTGCGTCCTCCCTTACGAGGCGGTGTTGTAGACCACGGCCAACCGTCGCGGGTTGTTCGTCGTCAGGTTGCCGATGGTGAGCACCTTGAACACGTCGTAGAACCCATCCACCGGGCGGATGGCCGGCTCGCCCTTCATCCACTGCATGTAGACAAAGAGCAGGTTGCGATCGTTCAGGAGATACGCCGTGTTCGCCCGGCACGCTCCGTCGTAGAAGATCGGGATGTCCTTGAACATGAGATCCTGGCTCTTGAAGCCGGTCATCCCCTTGTTCCCGGTGCTGTCGCGGACGATCCGCTCGTTCAACACGAGGCGCGCGTGGAAGCCCTCAAACGTCGGCTGATCGCAGACGACGCACGTGGGATTTTCCTTGCCTGGGCCGTTGGACGCCGAGTTATAGCCGTTGTCCAACGACGCGACGAGGTTGTCGTAGACGGCTGTCGTCTTCGTGCCGTCCTTCGTCTGATTGCGCCAGAACGAGAAGGTGGCGCGGTTAATGCCGCCGACCGTGCCCGTGGTCGGCGTGACCGGGACGATGAGCTGGAGGCCGCCGAACGCTTTCCCGGTCGTGCCGGTGCCATCCCCGAAGAGGGCCGTGTTGGTCACTTCCTCCATCGTGGACTTCATGTTCTCGAGCTTGCGCGCCTGCAGGTCGAACTTGGCGGCGCCGCCCGCGGTGATGCCGGATTCGAAGTCGGTCATGGGCACGTCGCAGCCCATGAACTTCCAGGTGTACTCGGCGTAGTCGAACGTGTCCGGCCTGGAGACCGTGAGCTGCTCCAGTTCCGACATAAACTTCACGTTCGGGTTGGTGGCGTATTCGATGTTGGACCGAATGACGCGCCCGTTCTGCTTCTCGAAGCCCTTCCCCTGTCGGAGCCATTCGAGGAGCTTGTGTCGCGAGAAGATGTTGTCGACCGGATCGCTGTCGACATAGGCTTCCCACGCGGCGGCGACATTTTGGCCGTCGGTGTTGATCATGTGTTAGCTCACTCCGCTTACTGTCCCGCCCGCTGTCGCAGAAAGGTCGCGATGTCTTTGCGATCTTTCAGCTTGGTGGGCGTGGCGGTCGTGCCCCGGCCATTGGCCGTGTTGCCCGCCGCCTTCTTGGTGAAGGAGTCCAACGCCTTCGCTGCGGCCCGTTTTTCCCGCATCGGCTCGAGATGTTCCTTGCGGACCTGCATCGCCGCCTTGATCGGATCGACGCCCTTCGCCACCAACGCATCGAGCGCGGTGTAGAGCGTCTTCTTCTCGTCGGCGTCGGTGTCAGCCGCAATTTCGAGGAGTTCGTCGAGTTGGCTCATCACGTCGTTGACCTTCGCGTCTGTCGCCTGCTTGGCCGCAACCTTGGCGGCTGCAGCCTCTCGCGCCTGTTTGTCGTGCGCGAGCGGGGCGACGTGCTTCGCGAGCGCGTCGTTGACGGCTTGGGCGACGATCGCCTTAACGCGATCAGCGGAGTACGTAGCGATCTGTTTCCCTTGCCCGTCATCGACGACGAGATCGGGGGAGAGATCGGCGGGGGGTGTCCCGCGTGCTGACGCGAGGATGCGTCCCGCCTGCGAGCGCAACGATTGCGCGTGCGTCGGGTGCGCTTCCAGTTCCTTCACGAAGTCGGTCAGGAAGCCGATCGGATCGGTCGTCATGCGGCGCGCGGTCGCGCCCCATTCCTGCAACGCTTCGCGGGGAATCTGTTTCGCCCAGCCGTACTCCTGCTCGAATTGCTCGGTCGCCTCTTTAGCGGCTGCTGCCCGAGCATTCGCGAGCGCCTTGTGATGGACCTCGAAGGGAATCGGGCCTTTGGCGTCGGTGTTGGGGTGAGCCCCGTCAGGTTTCGCCTCGACTGCCGGCCCTGTGGCGGCCGTCTCCGTCGATGCAGTCGGCGTCTCAGTCGGGGTCGCGCCTTTCTGGAGGAACGCAGCCAGGCTGCGGACATCCGTCGGGCGCTCGCTCGTCGTCGATGTGGAAGCGGGCGCACTTGTGGCAGGCGCAGCCGGAGCCGCTTCAGTCGTCGTGACGGGCGTGGTGTCAGTAGTGGTCGTCTCCATCGTTCTTCCTCTGCACTCGTCTGGTGAGTGCGTCCTCTGGCGCGTCTGGTGCGCCGTCCCCATTGGTTCGTGTGGTGAACCACTCCAAGTCGTCGGGACAAACGAAAAGGGCCGGTCAACTGCGCGGTTAGCGCAATCAACACGGCCCTCTCCGTGTCCCTTCTGTCCAACGCACGCGCCTGAAGGGTCAGGCGTGTTCGGGTTGCAATCCCTAGTGCGCGGTCAAAATCTGTGTTACGGCATCGTCAACATCACTCCAGCAAACACGAGCGCCCAGATGAGCGCGGCTGCCACTTCCTCAATCACCAGTCGCCGGTACGTCTTCCCACGTCGATACGTTAGATTGGAATCCACGAATTTCCACACCATGCCTCACACCGCGCATCGACGGGATTGAAACGGACGTCGCCTATCTGCGGATTGGACACGTCGCGCGGCAAACGTTCCGGGAACAAGCCCCAGTAGAGATCGTGAACGTGACCGAGGCCGCCATGTGAATCGAACTCGTAAATATCCTGCCCGCTCTCCATGATCTTGCCTGTGACTTTGTTCTGTATCGTGATGCCGCGGCGTTTCAGTTCAGCGGCGATGTCATCGCACATTTCCCGAAGCGTCATGTCGTCTCACTCCTTCGCTCACGGGCGTTCCGGCGGGGGGTCCTTCGGTGGCGCCACCGGCGCCCCGCACGTCAGACACACCACAGCCCCGCTCGGGCGCGCATAGGGCACAGGCACGGGACAGCGGCATGGCATCAATGCAGCCTTGATTGTGGACTCGGCGTCCACTCACGGTTCCGCCCAATGAACTCCCTGCAGCCGCACGTCGCCGAAAACACCCGATCAGAGTCGCTGTTCCTGCCGACCAGATCTGCGCCACACAGCCCGCAGTGAACCCCAAGCTTCAACGCCTCGGCCACGTCCGCGAACTGCCGCAGCCATTCCATGACCTCGGCGCGCAGCTCAACTCGCTCGGGAGCCTTGGCCCCGATCGTGCGGAGTCCGTCCGGGGTCCAAATGACATCCTTCTCAGCCAAGGGGTCCATCCTCGATAAATGTTCGAATGTGCATCACCGGTTCGGGTGGTTCAGTGTGCGGCGAATGGAACGCCCGTTCAAGCAGAATCCGCACATTGGCGGCGGTGTACTCGTCGAAGGTCGCCCAACTGCGTGAGTGCTTCGACTTGTCCGATCCGGGATCACCGATGTGCGTGTCGTAGATGCGATAGTCATGCGCTTTCAGCCAGCGCTTGTAGTCTTGCTTTGATCGAAACCGGATCGGCTCGCGCGTTCCATTGTGTTGGACAAAATCGCACTCATCCCCGATCACGACCGCCGTCCCAACCCGATGCCCATCGGCCGTCCCACGGCAGTACGGATAATCGCCGACTTGAAGGTCGTATCCGCAGCGCTCGCAGATCACTGGACCCTCCCGGGCGTCGCGTGAGCGGGTGGCGCCCCGTGTGGCGCACGACCCGGCATGTTGCCGGTTTCCTCACCACTGTGCTTGCTCAACACGTCCGCTTTGTCAGCAGGGCCACCGTGCGGCTGGTTCTTCGCCATCTGCTGTTGGGCGGCGAGTGCGGCTTCGGGACTCGGCGGTCCCCCGAAAATCTTTGCCATCTCCGGACTCTGCGTGGCGAGCAGCGCCCGGACCTCCGGAATGCTCAGATCGGGGCCACTGAACCGGAAACTGACGTTCGGCGGCGGCGGCGGGGCCGGCTGCGGCTGTTTGATCATGCGCGCCGGGTCGAAGCCGAACTCGTTGCACACCACACGTGCGATCTCGGCTTGGTCCATGTACGGTGACTTCGCCATGAAGTTCACCATATCCAAGGTGATCTTCCGTCGCTCCGCCGCATCGATGCTCAACTGCGAATCGGGATACGCATCGAACGCATACCGCCCAGCCAAATGCGCTTGGGTGTAGGCCACCATCTTGCGCGCGCCGTCGCGCCCGACGATTTCGACGTAATCCTGCGCGTCCATGTAGCGTTGCACGAGGGCATCGAATTTCCGCACGCCCTGGAGGATGCGACTGAGGAGTTGATTTTGTTCCTGCTTCAACCGCACGCTGATGTTCCGCTGCACCGTGGCCACTTCCGTGGCCGAGCGATTGGTCGCGTTCAGCGTCCCAGCTTGATTCGCAGAGATACCGAGCGTTTCATCGATCGCGCGCTTCAAGTTCTGTCGCCCCTGCACGTCAGACGCAGATTGCTCAAGATGTGGAATTTCGGCGATCAACTTGTCGATGCCTTGCGCCAGATCCGCGGCATCCACACCCGCGCCTTGTCCGGCTTCTGCGTTCTTCAGCTTCTCGATCGCTTCGGCGATGGAGTTCGCGTGCAGGAACCGCGGCACGTTCGAATCGCGGATCTGAATGTCCTGGCGTGCCCAAGTGTTCTCCTGATGAATCAGCGGATTCGTGAACGCTGAGTCCGCTGGGATGTAGGCCGAATCCGACAGCACCCGCAACGTGATCGGATGAATGGCATTGCCGAGCATGCTGTCGATCGTCAACTTCCCATCCTGGCCAAGCGTCTGATACGGCGAATCCTCGTAAATGGCCGCCGCGTCCTTCTGGCCGTCAACCAGGACGATCCGACGATACACTTGCGAGTTGATCACGGCCGGATCGTAGAGACTCGCCTTGGCCCAAAGCTCCACGCCCTTGAATAAATCATTGTTGCCGTAGCCGGGCTCGTTCTGCCCGTCCGTCAGGAGCATGTCGTCTTTGCTGACGTTGCCGACGTAATCATCGGGTAGCTTGTACTTCTTTCGGCTTTGCGGCGTCAGCCGTTCGATGAACTCCATGCCAAGCCACGGCGCTTCATCGAAATCCGTTGAGTGCCAGTCATGTGGAATCAGCAGTTTCTCCGGTGAGAAGCGATACCACCGAAACCGCTCAGACACCGCTGGCCCAGGCTGCATCACCGTCTTGGTCGGTTGCACCTGCGCCCCAAGGCCCAGCACCGCGCCCGGAGGATTCTGCGGGGCACCGCTCGGCACATCCACGGGAATCTCGGGCTGGTCCGACTCGTAGCAGATTTTCGTCGCCGCGATACCGGAGGTGGCGAAGATGTCGAACAGCGCCTCCAGAATCGTGTGGTCGACATTCGCATGATCGCGCCCGAGAAGCTTGTTCAGCACCGCCCGCTTGACCGCGACGATTTCTTCGGGCGCCATCATCTTCGGCTGAGCCGTCTGCGGATCGATCATCGGCTGCCCGGTGCGTGGATCCATCTCGGCGATGTCCTGCAGCGGCTCGAGCGGTGTCAACTTCAGCTCAGGGAGTTGCGCCCACACTTCGGCCGTCTTCAGATGCACGTTCCTGAAGTGGATATTGCTGTTGATATCGTCGCTCTCGACCTGCTCAGGCGGCAGGTAGGCTTTGAACAGCTTCTTCCACTTGTCGCTCTCGGTCTTGCGGCGCTGCCGCGCGAGCTCGACACGCAGCCACCACTGGCCGACTTCCTCGGACGTGAGCGCCGGTCCGGGAGGCATTGGATCCACTTACGCCACCCGTCCAAACTGGCGACCCGGTTTCGCGCGCAGCTTCGCCATGATGTCGGCTGGCGATCCGGCCGGCGCCTTCGTCGCCTCGCGCTTGGTTCCAGGCACAGGACGGCTCATCGCTCCATATCGGAACGTGTCGAGCGCGTGGTCGTCGCTGTTCGTGTCCACATCATCAGGATTCTTGTCGTCACTCCGGGCTGACGGGATCGAGCGGATCAGATACCGACACGACGGATGAATCAGCAGCCACGGCCGGCCATCCGGTGCTTGACGCAACAGCGAATGACACCGCTTCCACCCGTTGATGCGATCGTTGTCCGCTCCGGTAATCGGGATCCCGTAGTAGCCGAGCGTCTGCCCGATGGACTGCCCGACGAATCCAGACGCCGCGCGATGCGTTGCGCCCGTCTTGTTGAACACCGCCGGATCCCCAGCGGTGTAGGCGATCTTGGGTCGCCCGAGCTCTAGGTCGATCTTCTTGATGGCGGCCGCGACTTCCGGTTCGTCCATCCGCTGAAACTTCAACTCGGCTCGGATGTAGACCCGATGATCCGGGAGCACCGCCCACCACAGGACGCAGCCTGGCGCGTTGTAGCCCCAATCAAGGGATCGGAACCATCGGACATGCGCAGGCGTTCCAAGGTCCGCGACGTGTTGCGATTCGCGCCACTGCGAGAAAAACTGCCCAGAGAAGACGTGCCAGTCACCCTCGGCGAGTTGCTGATACCGCACGCCGGTGAGGACCGCGAGATCGCTGTCTTCGTAGTCGTCCCGCATGTACGGATTGTCGGAGAGCTTCGCGGGGATGTAGGCCCATTGCTCGGATCGATAGCCCTTGGTCTGGACACCCTGGTCATTGAACACCGGGCGCAGCTTCGGGAACTTGTCGAAATCCGGCTGCTGGTCCACAAACATCTGCGTCAGCCACGGCGACGAGGGACCGCCAGGGTTCGTCGGCACGATGAAGCGCGGATCGACCAACACGTCGTGCATGTCACGATACGGCTTGCGGGCGCGCGTCGACAGTTCTGCCAGTGGCGTCGTGCCCTCGGTATCCGTCGGATACACGCTGCCTTCTTCCGCCACGATCGCGCCGTATTCCGTCGAGAGGTAGCGTTGCACCGCATCCGCATCCGCCATGTGCCCGCAATCGATGTAGGCTCCCGTGCCGAACCGCGCCGTGCGATTCGAGAACTCCCCACCGAGGAGCGCGACTTCGGTTTGCATCTTCCGAATGTGCGTCTTTTCGAGCTGTTCCCAGTTCTCACGCAGGAGCAACGCTTCGTGGCCGGGAATCCTGAGACTCCGGCGATAGAGCCACTTCCGCACGCCGTGCGACTTCCCAGGTCCGGCTTGCCCACCCCACAGCACATAACGCGAGAGACAGTCTTCGAAGGCAATCTGTGAGGGCAGTGGCACGTCCAAGCAGACCTTCGTCCCTTTCGGCACCCCAAGGAGCTTCGCGTGCTTCGTGTCCTGCGCGGTCACGACGAGCGCATGGGCCACTTGCTTGGAAAAGTGCTGCGGACACATCCACGCGCGCAGTTGGAGCGCCTGCGCCACCACCAGCGGCGTCGCGCACCACGTACACACCGCCTTGGGATGGGGTGTCCCGATCGGGGATTCGCGGAGGTCCACACTCATCCGTGCTTCACCACCGTGCTAATCGTCCATGTCCCATAGCCGATCTGTCGCTCCGATCCCGGATCCGTGCGCCAGATGTCGAGCGGATAGGCGCCCACGGCATGGCGCGTCTCGGTCGCATTGACGACGAACTGGTACGTGCCGAGCGTCGGCGACAAGAGCGACGCAGGCTTCTGCAGGAGAATCTGTCCACTCGTCGTTCGTCGCACCGTCACGACGATCGTCCACCCGGAAATATCCGCCGGAGCCGCACCCGCCGCACCACTCGTGTAATGCGTGCCCACGTAGGTCCGCGCTTCGCCCTTCGCAGCCTGGAGATGGACGGTGGCCACATCCGCCATTAGCCCGCCCCCCACGTCCGGAAGGTATCCGTCGTCGAACTGACCCACGTCTGGAACGCCGTGTCCGTGACCCACGACCGGAAGAACGTCGTCGGCTGCGTCACGATGCCGAGCACGATCGCTTCCTGCCCCGACAGACTGAGCACGCCTGTCTGGATCCCCACCGTCAGCGGGGTGATCGATGGGGCGTACCCCATGACCGCGATCGCGCCCGTCCCCGGTTGCGCGATGCCCGCAAAGACATACGCGGGCAGCGTGCCGACGAGGACGAGTGTTCCCGTGGCGTGCGTCGTCTTCACGTCCAGGCGCAGCGTCGGGATCGTGCCAGCGAGGCTCAGGGCGCCTGCAACTGGGAAGGCCGTCCGATTGAAGCCGAACGCGGGCGTGGTGCCAGCAAGGGTCAGCGCGCCCGTGCTGGGCAGGAGCGGGCCGAACAGGCCGAGCGAAGGCGTCTGCCCGCTCAACGTCAACGCCGCCGTGGGCACGAGTCCCGTCGAGACGATCGTCAGCGTCGGTGTCGGACCGGAGAGCGCGAGGACCGCCGTGCCGGGACTGACCGGGCCGAAGACATTCCTGGCTGGTGTCTGCCCACTGAGCGTGAGCCCCCCCGTGCTGAGCGTGATCCGCACACCAGGCACCGCGAGGACCGTCGGCGCGACACCCGTGAGCGTCAGGCCGCCCGCGTCCGGGCCAAGGAACTGGACTTCGATGTCGTCGCTGGCGAAGGTCAGCGCGCCCGTTGTCGGCGCCCGAGTCGTCGTGGCGGTGCTGCCGACCGAGAGCGACGGCGCGACCCCCGCAAACGCCAACGAGCCCTCAGCCGGCCCGCTGAACCGATGCGCCGGCGCATAGCCGGTCAACGCGAGTGCGCCCTTGCCTGGCAGCGCCGCGATTTGGCCCATCGTGAGGGCCGCCGGTTGCTGTCCACTCAGACTGAGCGTGCCTGCGCCGGGTTGACGCTGAGCCACCCCAAGAATCGAGGGCGTGGTCCCCGCGAGCGTGAGCGATCCGACCGGCGGCGCCATCGTCACCGCGCGAATAGCCAGCGTCGGCGCCGCGCCTGTGAACGCAATCGATCCGGTACCGGCCCCAGCGAAGGCGTGTGCGGGGGCTTGTCCCGTCAAGGACAGCGCGCCGGTCGGCACCGCCCCCGACCGTGACGTCGTGGGGGCAGGCCCAGCCAGGCCGAGCGCGCCCGCTCCGACGAGCATCGCCAATCCGAGCGCCGGAGCGACGCCGGCCAGACTCAACACCCCGCGCGACACGATCGCGAGCGCCGCTTCGAGCTCCAGCACGACGCCAATCCACGCGGAGCTCGTCGTCCAACTCGCCGAGGCGGTCGTTTCAAACGTGTCCGTGCGGTACTGCGCCGCGGCGCCGGTGGCCGGAGAGCTGAAGTTGCCGTCCGCGCCCGTCGGTTCGGTCCAGTTCGTTCGGGGCGTGGTGCCTTCGTTCGCCTGATGGACAAAAAACGCCAACTGCGTGTTTTCGCTGTTGCTGGCGGGTGCGAGGGTAATGGACCCGGAAGTTCCCGTGCCGCTGGCGGTCGGATTCTGGAGGATGACATCACCGTCCAGATTCACACCCGGCACTTCGAATTCGATGATGGCGCAACCGGTTTGCGCAACGCCGCCGAAATCCACTGTCGTCGCATCGCTCGTCGGGCTCGTCCCGCTATTGGCGACCCAGACCGAAATCTTGTGTGTCGTGCCGAGCGTGGACGTGCCGAGCGTGAGTTTCGTGAACGACACGCCGTGACCGGTGACGCTCGTCGGATCGATCGGGCTCGCTGCCAGTGAGTTCTCAACGAACGCGACGATTAGACTTCGCGCCGCCGGCGTCCACGCCGTCGGCGGCGCATAACTGGACGCGGCCCCCGTGGAATGGAGCGCCGCACGCAGGGTTGGGGTCGGTTTGGCCATTTACCGCGCCGCGCTCGCAATCCTCATCGACACCGGCGTCCGCACCGTGATAGCCGGAAGTGGCCTCGGGTCACTGCCGATCTGCACGAGCGGCGTATCCTTCAACGGCACGGTGAGCACGGATCCGTCGAGTGTTTGCACTGGGTCGCGGAGCGGCACGGTCGTATGGACGTTCATGTCGACCCAATGGAAACAGAGCGCCGTCCCAAGCCCCGTCCGTTCGGCTTCCGCGCAGAAATCCTGCGTCGCGCGCCACGCGCCATCCCCGCGGGCATAGGCCGCGAGCTTCGTCCATGCGAGGAGATCGCGGTTTCGGTCGAGCAAGAGGACGTGAAAGATCGTCTGCATTAGATCCGTCCGACGAGCGTTTTCCCTTGCGGGACGTGCCGATCAATCCAGAAGTCTTCCACCGTTGCCGCGCACTGGCGCAGATGCACCCGAATCAACTTCTTCCGCAGGTCCACGAAGAGTTGCCGATACATGTCTTCCGTCCAGCCGTTCACGGGCACCGTGGTCCGCGCCACGCCTTCATGTCGACACCGTCGACAACCCCACGCGACATAGAGCGGCGGAGTCGTCGCCTCGACGATTGTGTTTACAGCCACTTCCAAAACTTCCACCAGGGCGGTTCCTGAAGCGCTGCCTTCGCTCTCTGTGCCAGCACGAGCAACGTCTTCATCTTTTCATCCATCGCCGCCTTCTCGGTCTTCTCGTCAGCCATCATGCGCCTCCACCGAAGCATGTACACGTCGGGCAGTGGGCTTGCTCGCCCGCACGTTGCCCCCACGGATGCGCGCGATTCCAGAGTTCCAAGTTCTCAATCCGGTTGTCGTCTTTCACGCCGTTCTTGTGATGCACGAATTCGCCTTCCGTCAGGAACCGTCCGAGGTGCTTTTCCATCACGAGGCGATGTTCCAGCACGTACTTTCGCGCGCCAACCTTGATCGATGGGTGCCCTGGGCTGTAGATCGACATGTACCCAGTGCCTGTCTTTTTGCGCCCGCCTTCCCAGTGGCGCGAGTTCTCGCCTCGCCATGCCATCGGATGTTCTTGCCGGGCATACGACGCTCGCACCCCACATGTCCGAGAGCAGTGCTCAATTGGCTTCCCGTCCTTGCGTTTCAGCGGCGACTGGAGGAATTCCTTCCCGCAATGTCGACAGATCGCCTTCTGCGCCTTCATCCGGCACGGATTCTTTTTGCCGAAGTGGTACCACCACTGCCCGTCCTTGTCTTTCCTGAATCGCCTCATCGGACACCTCGTTCCGATGAGTATACCACTAACTATCCAGATGGCTTACGTTAGGGTAAGTATGCCAGTCGAAGCCATTTGTATGGTCAGCGTGTTGCCGATCGACAGGTTGAACTGCGCGCTGGTCAACGAGGCGTGGCACAGGAGCTTGCGTGCGAGCGTCGACGCGCCCGAGATCCAGATCACCGCGGCCTTGATGCTGTTGATGGCGCCGCCCGTGCCGGTCCACACCACGTCATCGGCGTCGAACTTGTACTGCTTGGCCGACGCGCCGACGGTCCAGACTTCCGAGGTCATCGCCTTACCGGAGGTCGAATAGCCGTTGCCGTCCGCGATTTCCCCCGTCAGCGACGCGAACGTGCTGATCGTGAACGTGTGGAAGTTCGACGCGGAGGTGACGAGCGAGATCCGGTACGTCGTGGCGGCGAGCGACAACGTGCTGTTGCCGATCGACTTCTTCGCCTTGTTGTAGACCTGCCAGGCTTGCGCGGCCATGCGTTACTCCGTCGTCAGGGCCGCGTTAGTTTCGAGCACATGCGCGAGCAGCCCGTCGCCATGTACCTGCAAGAGAAAGTGGTCGCCGTTGACCCGAATGATCTGGAGGAAGTCTTCGACCTGCTTCAGCATCCACGGCGTGGCGCGAAAGCGTTTCCCGAGCTCTGGTTTGCCGTCGGGATGCGCATTCACGGTCACGATCTTGTCGTGGTCATTTTCCGGCTGGGAAAACGCGTGCGCGTGTCCGTCCATGACACAGGAATCCACACCGAAGAGGTCGAACCGCAAGTACCCGAGCGTTCGGAGCAGGCACAGCCCGCGCATCACGACAGTGGTCCCGCCAGTTATCCCGTGCCAATGACCCAGGTAGAACTTGTCGAGCACGTCCTTCACGATGCCTTCTGGATCCACCGCGTGAAACAGCCAGACGTCCCGACCCTCCACCGCATCGAACATCGACGGATGACATTGACTCGCCAACACGTAGGTGCAATTAGGGACAGCCGGCTCAAGGAACCGCGCGTTGCTCGCCCGTGCATCGAGCACGATCTGCATCGATGGCCTGAAGTTGTGGGCAATCGCCCAGTGATACGAGCCGTTCGTTGTGATCAGCTTCGCGCCGGCAAACAGCAGATCGCGAATCTCTTCGATTGAGTCGTTCAGGGACGGACCACCGCCCAGGAGGACAATCCGGTCGGTCTTGATCGGATTGGGCCGAATCTGCGGCAGGCCACGACGGATCGCGCCTGCGATGTTTGCGAGCAGCGTTTCGTCATCGGTGTTGACCTTCCCGAGGAATTCGACCCCTGTCAGCACGTTCAGCGCCGGATGCGTATCCGGGTATGACGAACAAGTATCGTTGTCTTCACGGGTGAACCCAGTCACCGCATCAACAATGCTGCTCATGGCGTTACCAGATACAGTCCCGTCGACAAAAGATCGCGCGCCTCAGTCACCGTCCCCAGCTCGCTCAACTGGTCCCGCCACGCCGTGAAGCTCTGCACGGTCTGATGCAGGGGCTTCCCGACCCAGGCGCCGAACACGTCCGGCTGCAAACTGATCGAGAGAAACACGCCGCGTCTGGCCACATGCAGGAGCTGATGAATGACCAGCATCGTGAACGGCGTCGGGATGTGCTCCAAGACATCGCAGCAGTAGACCCAATCCACCTCGCGCCCCATCGCGACCTTGAGATCGTCCCAGAGGCAGACGGACCGAAACGGCAGATCCAGCGCCTCACCCTGTCGGACATCGACGAGATCCGCGCAGAAGACGTCGTAGCCCTCAGCCTTCAGCGCGAGTGCGCCTTTCCCCGCGCCACACCCCGCATCGAGCACGGTGCGAGATCGCATCGAGGCGAGTTGACGGAACGTTCCGACATAGGCTTCACCAGGCGAATGCGCCGCATAGGCGTCGAGCGCCCAGATGGTCTGATACGTCTCCTGCTCCTGCGTACGGATCATACGAATCCTACCGGGGCAATCAGAAGGCTAGCCGATGTCGCAACGATAGGCTGTGTGACGCTCAGATTGTCGCCGGTCCAATCATCCAGCGTGAACGCTCCGCCGCCGGTGTAGCCGAACAGACCCGGCGCCCCGCCGGTGTAGGTGTTCTCGCCACTCACCACGCCGACCTGGGTTCCATTCACGTACGCCGTCAACGTGCCGGCCGACCGATCGGAGTCCAACCGGAGAATATCGCCGGCTGTCGGCGTGCCAGTGCAGTCCTGGAGGTTGGTGCGGACGCCGCTATCCATCCGCTGGATTTTGTAGCCGCTCCCAGCGATCACCCCGAAGAGGTAGCCGCTCTGCCCGCTCGCTTGCATATTCGTCGCGACCCCTCCGTACGTCCCAGCGGCCGCGAGACTGCTGCCGCCCAGCGTCGCCCCGGACTTATGGCTATTGCTGAGACTGTCTGCGGTCCAATGCATCCACTGCAGCGTGGACGCGCCCTGACCGTTCAGCGCGTTGCTATTGAGAAAAAACTTGCTATCCGCCACGCCGTCGGGCGCGGTCCAATTGCCAGCGAGCGGCGTTTCGTTCGCGCGGTTGAAGTCGTCAGATGCCGGAAGGGCCATTAACTTGACGACTCCGAACGGTTCACACTACGCTGTTCGTCATGCTGCATGAGTTTCGTGTCTTCCTCCGCCACGACTGGCGCTGGTGGCTGCCCGGCGTGTTGCTGGTGCTGGGCGTCTGCACCTTCGCGTGGTGCGCGCCGGCGTCGCTCTCGTTCCTGCATTAGTCCGTGATGTCGAACACGTGGATCAACGTTTCCGGGAACGCTTCCCCGGCGCGGGAGATGTCTGCCGTATTCGCGTTCACATAGAACCGTGTACTCCCAGGCTTCAGCCACGCACCACTCAAGGACTTCGCCTGTAACTTGTCCTGCGAACACGTCCGAATGCCATACGTCAGCTCCGCATCGATGATCTGGGACGCCTCGGTCGTGTAGTCCAACGTGTTCCCCAGCTTGTTGCTGGCCAGACGATCCGGGTCAAAGATGATGAACGCCGGAATCGTCTTCGTCGACGAATCGCCCGCGGACGCGCACTGGACACAACTGAAGCCGTGCATGCAGGTGTCGTGACCCAGGCCGACGTTGCGATACCACGTATGGCTCGCGTTCGGATCGGACCCGGACGCGCTGTAGCCAGCCGCGAGCACGCCGACATAGAGCACGCCGCGCTTCCGCGTGCCCTCAAACCAGAAGGCATCGTTCATGGAACAGAGCGAGCCTTGCCAGGAGCCTTTCCCGCCATTCAGGGTCGGATCGACGCGCGCCTGCGTGTAGTTCGTCGGGAAGTACTCAATGGGATAGGTCAACACCCCATCGAACTGGAAGGAGCGAATGACCCCATTCCACGATCCGTTCAGATTGAAGTAGTTTCCGGTGCTCTGCGCAAACGATCCGTTCATGCAGTAGTAGTCAAGATACCGACTCGCCAGCGTGATGTCGTTCGCGGCATTGTGGCCGCCGGGCGTCGTGGGTGTGGGCCAGTCGGCATCGCCATAACAGGAGGGGCCATACGGCACACTGGCGTCACCGCTGTGGGCAATCCCGCCCGTGAGCATCTTGCCCGTCGTGGGATGCTCGAAGAAGAAGTAGCTCCGATGGCCGTACCAGGCAGTCCCGTCCCGGTCCGTGGCTTTCAAGCGGTAGGGACCGTAGCCGACCGACGAGCCGTCGCTGTCGTTCAGCGTCGACATTCCCATCGTCCAATCGGGATCCCCGTTGACGTTGTAGAAGTCGACAAACGACCAGTACAGCCGTTGCGACGGCTCATGCCAGTGCAGGCAGACCTGTCCCACCGCGTTGAAGTTGGCCGCGAAGCCGTTCTTGAGATCGCCGGCCGGCGTCCAACTCGCTCGGGCGGATCCGTAAATCTGCCCCCAATTGCGGACGACGCTGGCGCGCGGCGCCGTCGTGTAATCCAGGCTCGGCGTCAGCCCGGTGATGTCCAGCTCCCAGACATTCGGCGCCGCCGTGGCGCTGATGGAGTCGTAGAGAAACACATGCGTCTGCCCCCCCACGACTCGGCCGGTCATGCCGCCGTAGGTCGCCGAGGTATCGATGCTGCTGTTCGGCATCCGAATCGCACCGCGATACAGAATGTCACTGGACCGCAGCACGGCGCGCGTCGTCACGCCGACGGACCGCTTGATCCGCACCTTGCCGAGTGCGAATGCGGGCGCGCCCGACAGCACGGTGGCCGTCGCGCGCATGACCTGTGCGATGTCCGCACCCAGATCCTGGCCGTCCGTCCCCGCGTTGCGGTACGTACTCGTCGGGATCAGCGAATAGTCATTGGCCGCGGGGTTGGTGAAGTGCGCAAGAAATGTCGTGACATCCGGCTGCTGCGTCCCCGATGGATACGACTCGCCCGCAGACCCCGCGACCACGTTCCCCGCCCAGACGCGTCCCGGGGCCACGAAGTTGATCGAGTCGGTCCCGATCCCGCGGTCCGTGGCGATCCATCCATACGTCCCCTCCAGCGCGAGGGTATTCGTCCACACGAAGTTCGTCAGCGCCCCGGCAGCCAGATCCGCCGACATCAAGTCGCCCTGCTGGATAATCGTGTTGTGGTCGAAGATTACCTGGTCCATCGGCCCCAGCACGGCCACACAGAAGTTCCCAGACGCGCCGACACCCCAACTCCACGCGATGTCATAGAAGAGGTTGTGGCGGATGGTGATCCGCGCGGCAATGACCGGATTGCTCTCCGCGTCGTCATGTCCGGAGATGTTGAACGCCGCCGCGCCGTGCCGGACGATGTTGTACTCGAAGAGCACGTCCGTGACGTTCGACCACGGCGCCGTGCCTTCCTGATTCCGCGGCGTGAACAGCACGATGAACCCGGTCTGCGCTTCGACCCAGGAGTTCTCGAAGATATTGCCGCGTAGCACCGCGCGCTGACAGTTCTTCAGCTCGAGCAGGTTCTTGATCTGCCAGCCTTCCGTCAGCCAACTGACCGGCTTTGTGACGTAGTTCCCAAGGAACAGCAGGTCGGCCGGGATCATGCCCGGAATCCGCGGATCCGCCCCGCCCAGGATGAAGTTCTCGCCCGCGCCCTCGAGGTAGTTGTTTACGATCGTGAACGGTCCGGGTCCGTTCCACCCGACGATCGCCTGCGAGTCTTCCCCCGCATACTTGCAATCGGCGATGTAGCAGTTTTTGATCGTGACGTCCGACATGTTGATGATGACGCCGCGCTTCTGCCCCTTCACGGGATCGCCGTGGATGTAGCAGCGATCCAGCGTGATCCGCCACGGCACCACGTCGTACGTGCTCTGCGCATTGGTCGCGTCGCCGAGCTCGATAATGGCCCCGCCCGCGTCACCCACGCCCCCGACGAACTCAATCCCGAGGAACGTGTAGTCGTGCGCTGAGGCGAGCGTGTAGACGCAATGCGTCCGGTCCGCGGCCTGCAGCTTCGCAAAGTGCGTCGCTGCCGCTGGCGACACCCGCTGCCCCACCGGTGGCAGCGTCCCCGCCGACATGATCGTGATCGTGGCGTTCCCCGACTTGTTCGGCAGCGAGAAGTTCCCCACAAACGTCGCATTCGCCGCCAGCACGAGCGTATCGCCCGGCGCAGCCGCGTTGATGGCGGCCTGTAGGTTCCCGCCGGCTGGCACATTCGTTGTCGCCATCTAAAAGAACATCCCTCTTTCGGCGCCATAGCGCTGCGCGGCCCTCGGGTCGCCCCACAACCGCCAGAGCTTCACCACCGTCGCCACCGTCGCCCACACCGGCTGACCACGCCAGATCCACAGCGGCAGCATGAACAGCACTGCCGCCATCGTTCCCGCCCGCCCCAGCACTGTCTGCCACAGACAGGCACGCCTGACTCTTTTTTCTGCCGCCAGACGTTTCGCCGATTTAGCCATCCGTCACCGTCCACGCCATAGGCCGCTGTTCCGACCCACCCAGACTGACCAAACCGTGCGCCAGAAGTGGCGAACGCAGGGCTATGCAGTTTGGTTAACGGAATCGCTCCTTATCAGACACGTCAGATCCTTGACAGGCTGTAGAATCAATCACTTACAGGTTTCGCCTCTGCCTCGATGCATAGGGCTGAACCGACAGGAACAGACAGAGAGGGAGGCGAACCTGTATGGAGCTGGACTTGGACCTCGCTGTCTTTGATCCCGATCTGCACCACGACTCGAGGGCCACTGTTTTCGCTCTCTCTGCGTCCCCAGCGATCAGGAAATCGACGCTCGAGCAGCGTCATACCAGCGGCCCAGAACTGCTCTTTCTGTGCGGCTTTGCGAACGTTCTGGACCTGCTCATCCTCCCCTGCTGCTTCAGCCCTTTTCTCAGCGTCTGCAAAGGCCAGGAAGGCTTTCCGATTGGGATGGTCTGGGTTCTCGGCATGCTCACGCCATTCGTAGACGGTTTGCTTGGCGAAGCCAGCGAGTCGAGCCGCAGTTTCGAGGTAGTTCCCAGCCGCAATCTTGCTGAGATATTTGGCGACTCTGGGAACATCACTCAGAGCACTGGGTCGACCGATGGTGGGCTGGACCTGCTGAGCAATGTATTCAGCCTCGGTCCACCAGGCGTTGTCGCCAGTGCTGAACGTATCAGCAAGACGATTCGCGGCCTCAGTGAGTGCCGAAGCGCTAGGCATGTGTTCGCGGATGCTCACCGCCGCGAGCGCTGGGAGAACGCGCGCTCAAGCGCGGCTGAGGAGAGAAATTCTCACAGGAGCGTGCGAATGTCGAGAGTGGCCACTATTAGTAGTGGTTTTGGGAAAGTCTGAGGCGGGACGACTCAGGGTTGACGGGGAGGGATTTTGGGCAGGTCAGTGCGTCGGAGCAGGACAGCTTCATGGACTTCGGCGGTGGTCCAGCGGGTGTGACAGGCGCAGCATTCACGGCGGCGCATCACTTCTTTGCCGCCTTTGGAGGTGCGGCTATCCAAGACTTTGGTGTGTAGATGGCCGCACTGGCGACAGCGCATCAGGACTCCGCGTCGGGCGGCGTGAGCAGACAGGCCTCGAGATCGTCGATCTCTTTGTGAAGGCGCGCAATCTCATCCACCTCCAGTTTGCGTGTCGCGTAACAGGCCCACCCGTTCGTGGCCTCCTTCGCAAGACGGAGCGCAAGCTGGATCCGCTGCTGGGCCTCGGTGAGCTGCGATTCAATTCGGGCGTGGTCTCTCGTCATTGTGAGCAGGGCTTGAAGAACCACTTCGACCGATTCGTGCTCCGCTGGGCCCAACGCACAACTCGCCAGTAGCTGTTTCACGCGCTCATAGTGCTCGCGAAATTCTCCGACGCGAACCGGGTCGCTCATCGTGGATCCTTCGGCTGCTCCGTGGTGGTCGATTCATCGAGTAACTCGCAGACAATCCTCGCACGCGTGCCGATCGGGAAATCCTCCGCGTGAAGCTGGAATCCAGGCCCATACACGAAGCTGCTGCGCCTCTCCATCCACGTTCGATGCGGTTCGAC